AAAAAAGGGAAGCGCCGGTATCCGACGCCCCCGAATCAAAACCAAAACTTTGCCGTTATAAATCAGGCAAAGAAACTTCACGACAACAAATCCGAAGCCCGAGACAACCGGGCATGCGGGCAGGGGAAGAATTTCCCCTCGGGAGCATACCAATACCCCACATGAACCAACTCATAATCCTCCGGCGCACGAGACACCGGAGACTCGGGAGACTTCGCCGCCTCACGAAACGAACGCAACGCCACAGCGGCATTGACCGCAGGCGAAGGGGCCCAAAACATATTGGCCCGAGTGTCATACACCGAAAACATAGGCTGAGCACCAACCGGCAAATCCTTAACCTGAGACATAGTTTCCACACGACCCTCCTAAAGGGATTTATGACGGCGGGAATCTTGCGACCGCCGAAGATGAATCTGCTTGCGAACCGCAAGCCGGTCAGGAGTAGTATTCCAATCCCGATCGGGATTGGGCTCCATACGCTCATCCTTGAGCCTCTGCATAGTGGCAGGGCTCCACTCCGAAAACTTTTTATCGTAATACCTGGGAACAGGTTGAGGCTTACGACCAGGAAGGACGACCTGGTCCTTACGATAAATGTCACGATGGTACTTACGGAGAAAAGCCTCGCCAAGACCTGGCTTGAGGCTCATGCGAGCAAACTCAGGAGAGCGCCCACCATAGTGGGACTTAGAAAGCCGGCCGTTGACCTTCTTAAGAACGTAACCGGCGACATAATCAGCACACGAAAGGTCATAATCACGAATCATAGCTTGCCCATATGGCCAAGCCTTCTGAAGAGTAGGCGATAAATAAAAACCTGGCTTATAAACAATCTTATCATCCGGATACCAACCAAAAATAATAGCGTGGTAATGAGGACGACCTAACTGATCACCATATTCACCACACATATAATACCGAATCAACTTCGGATAAATTAACTGACGAAAATCATGCAAGAATTTCTGGAAAGGTTCATAACGAAGTGAACCACCAGGAAAAACCATCTCAAGATAGTCGTCATCAACAGTAAAAGTTACCCAGCAATTGTCCTCATGCATCAACGATTCATGATGACACCGAACAGCCATAGCCTGATTAGCCCTGGCCTTACAGCCAATACACTGTCCACAAGGACGCTTCAATTCCTCGACCTTACAGTTAGAAAGCGAACGAGGATTAGACGGCATCTTAAGCCGAAAATAAAAAGCCCCTGTATCGAGTGAAAGAAATCGATACAGAGGCTGAGGGTGATAACAAGGCATTTAAGCCCTCACCCCACCGCGGAACATGAGACCCGCGGTGATAAAATTCATCGGATGCTTATGACGAGCCATCCGATGGAACTGCTTGGTGGAATGTCGTCCACGACCATAACGAGCATGCATGAAATCACCTCCCTTCCAAATCTGATCTAAACCAACGATTGAACTCATCATTATAAGAATCAAAAGCATCAGAAATAACTTTCGACTCACGCATCTTCAACAAAGACACAAAATGAGCAGCCTCAAGTTCCGAAAGATCAATCAAACGTTTCGAATACAAAAATTCTACACAATCCAAACAATACTCACCACCATCATCAGCGGTGAGAACCGCAGGATATCCAAGGCAACGAACACAAACTAGTGACATGAAAAAACCTCCACACAAGATGTTGTAGGAGTACCAGGGGGAGTGTGGACCCCCCTGGAAAAACCCCTACGGCCACCTATATCTAGGTGACCTGGCACAGGTTATCCAAGGACTTCCTGTGCCCCGCTAGGCTACAGACGCCCCGGGGGGGACGTCAAGCCATAAACGACAACGGCCAAAAAATGGCCGTTTAAATCAAAAAAAAAGGGGTCCGAATTAACGGACCCCCCTTTTTGCGCCGGGCCCCCCGGGGGGCCCTCTGCCTTAAGCGCCCGAAGATCCTCGGGCCTTCAAGACAGCTTCAACGCCAGCATCAAACTTGGCTTTTTCAGCGGCCGCCTGGTCAGCGGCCACTTTAGCCTCGGCTTCGGCTTTCGCCTTACGCCGAGCAACTTCCTTGTCCGAAGGCCGGACAAGACCGAGCTTCTCAGACGTTTCCAAATTCTCAGGATTGGAAACAAACTCAGCGAACGCCAAAGGGTCGTTCTTAAACCTCAAACGCAGTTGAGAAGGCAAGGACATAAAATGGTCCTTAACCTTCAACTGCAAATTCAACGCGTCCGAAAGGGACACCGGGATTTTGCGAAAATCCCCATACTGCAACTGACGACCGGTAGTAGGAAGTACACCGGTCTTCGTGTACCGCCTCATAATCTCACCGACCGAAAGACCCTGAGCATGGCTCGCCTGAGTGCGAGACTGAGCCTTAGGGTCCTTCGGGTCAAAATTCAAATCCGAAGGATGCGGCATAACGACCTCCTAGTAATTCGGAAAATTAGGAAACTGAACAGCACCACCGCTCGACCTAGGCAAAACAAGAGACGGAATCCGAGCGGCATTCTGAGACTGAGACAACAACTTACTTATCCCAGTAACACCAGTTCCAATTCCGATACCAGCTCCAATTCCCTCCAAGGCCTTCTCGGCCATAGGAATCCAAGGGAGCTTAGAATACATCTTGCCCGTGGCAGTAGCCTCGGGCAAAGCACCAGCAAGGGTAACAGCAGTAGAAGCCTTAGTCAGATCAGCTCGAGCATTCGCCTCACGAATAGAGGCTTGAGCTTGAGCCTGGCCAAGCAACGCTTGAAAACCCTCACCAGCAGACGAAGTAACAGCAGAACCAATATTAGAAGACTGAGGCACAGCCTCGGGCCCGCCAGAACCATACATCAAAGCGGGATTAAGACCAGCCTTCTCCATATCAGCAACAGCACGCTGATAAGAAGTATCAGCCATCTGAGTATTGTAATTCTGCTGAAACAAACCACCTAAAAGCGAAAGCCCTCCACCAACGAGAGCTCCACCAACGGGACCTCCTAAGAGGGTCCCAATTCCTCCACCAATTCCGGCGCCAAGATTCGCGGCGGAACTGGATTGAGCCTGGACACCTGGAATCGGGTCCAGAGGAACAGAAGCAACCTGGCCGCCCGAAGGCGTAGTAAAGCCAGGACCGGCGGGCGTTCCAAAATTAGACCCGCCGGAGTTAAGAGTCAAATCACCACTATTAGTCGGTAAACTTGGCATTAGAGCCTCCGAAGACCAGGCACGCTAAACATCGGCATAACCCTGGTGGTGTTATTCCTCCACATAGAATCAAAAATAAAATCCTGGTCAGGATTAACCGAAGAAGAAATCACCCGAGAAATCGGAGGATTCTCATTCAGAAAACTCTCAGACAAGGTAGGAGGAGAATTGAAATATTGAGAGAGATGCATGAAATCCAAAGTACCAGAAGCATTAGACCGCATCCCACCAGTAATCATCGACCGATGAAACCGATACTCAGCCGCGTACTCCTGAAAACCAAAAACGGTGTTATTAGTGTCAGCACCATTCGTAAACATAAGCTCGCTTGAAAGAACGGACTGCTCGCCAATATTAGCGAAGACAGGCCAGTAATAATCAAAACGAGTATAACGCCGACAAGCACGGTCAAGACCCTGCTGATAGCTCAAATCCGCTCGAGCACAAACCAAAACCATCCAATGGCCATGTTCCTCAAAAGCACGAGAAAAACGAACATTAGCAGAAATAGTAGCAAAACCACCAAGGGTACCAAGAGGATTACCCGTAATGGACGCCGAAACTTGAGCAAGAGGGTGAACACTCACCGGAACCGAACCAGCACCAAGAAACTCAACGCGCTGAAGGCGAGCATCCGAAGAAATGGACCCGAAGTGATTAAAAATCAACTCCGGATAGCGAGTACCGCCACGAGCATCAATTTCCAAAAACTGCTGAGTGGTAATCGCAAGACGCATATCGTTGATGGTAGTCGTAAACAAAGACCCATCAACCTTATAACCAGTGTCCGTGTGGTCCGTGTGAGTACCACCAAAAACACTAGTTGTAGAACCAGAATGAGGTGCAGCTCCAGGAAACAAAAATCCAGGATTAGCACCAGCATCACTGGCAGCCCAAGCATTGGCAACCAGGTGCATATCCTGGAAAGCAGACGAATCGTCCGTCCCATAGAAATTAACCGGAGTACCAGTCCCAGAAACAGGAGCAACACCACCAGCCAAAAGCTGAACCGGGTCCCCCTTCTGAGCAAAAGGCCGCGCAGACGTGAAATAATCCGCACGCTTCATACGCTTAATCAGGGGATAATCCCCCGGGTCATCAGGACCATCGTCCGTATGCTCCGGATATTGGTCAACGATGTCCTGGTCACGGCTCCACTGATTCCCGAACTTGTTATACATTCGGTAAAGATAGGCCGTAGGAGCTTGAGCATTAGAAGGAAAAATGACATTGGTAGGATACCCAAGATAGTCACCAAGATCATAAGGGACACACTGAGTCCCGTCATAATCAATAACGGGAGTAGCGTAATCAATGGTATCGCCAGGATTATTCTGCTCCCCCATCTGGTAAATGAAATTATACCAAAGGATACGATTGGGAGCATAAATCGCAATCCAATCGAGCCAAATATTATCCATGATGGGAAACTTCAACGGAGAGAGCAACCGAGCGAAGACGTTTGCGAAAACGTCATGGTGGTCCGAGGGTAAAACCTCGTCCCAAGCGACGGGAATCCAATAGCCTTCCCGAAAGGTCGTTTTGTGCGACCAATCTCGCACAAACGTAGACCTCTGATGCTCGATTCCAGGAACTCGAGCAAACTGATGAGCAGACATCGGCACCGGCAATCCACTTGAACTCATTCCAGGCATAACGACCTCCTAATTATTTGAAATAAAAAAGGGAAGCGCCGGTATCCGACGCCCCCGAATCAAAACCAAAACTTTGCCGTTATAAATCAGGCAAAGAAACTTCACGACAACAAATCCGAAGCCCGAGACAACCGGGCATGCGGGCAGGGGA